CAACAGCGCCACTTGCAGTTCCACCTGTGTAAAGGATTTTGTAGTTGTCGTAATCTGCCGAAAATGCGTCGGTCACAGTTACATCGGGAACAGCAGACCCGACCGTCTGTGTTTTGATTAGCCACAGGCCGACAGCGTTCATTTGCGCTGCTGTAAGAACTTGGCCTGTTGTGAAATCTGGTGGTGTAGCCATGTTTAGTATGCCAATCTGTTTGAGTCGAGTTTACCAAAGGTCGAATTATCAAGTATCAAGTAAGAGTTTAGGTCAGCACCAGACACAAAGAACGTGTATGAAGCGCCAGCAGGAGTCGCAGATACCCTCACACCCTCAACCAAACACTGATAAGTAGTGCCACGAAAAGTAACGGCCACCTGGGTACCGGCACAAGTTGTCAGGTCAGTATTCCAGCCCACAAAATCTAAGTAGTTTTGCGCTTGTGCCTCGGCTGAACAAGTAAAAGAACTGATAGCAAATCGTGCTGTGCCGTAGTTAGCGAGCAGATAGTTAGCAAAGTCTGTGGCTTGGCTGGTGCTGGCGTTCAGCGTGTTTGTTTGATACGCCCGATACGGCGTGGTAGCGCCAACCTGGGTAACTGTCGCTGCGCTAAAACCTTCTGGGGTTACGGTCACCTGTGTGTAGTAGTTGTCGGCAAGGCTGTCAAAACTAATTTGATTGTATTTTTGTATGTTGCCAACATTGCTTACATCGCTAAAACTTGGTGGGTTGAGAGCCTTAGTAGCAAAAGGGCTAACAATGATTGCATTGTTGCCTAACTCCCACAGACGTGCGTTTAGCGTTTGGCACACCCTCGCTACCCAATCGCCCCATGTTCCACTAACTGTGGTTGCGCTTAGGTTGCCATTGAACACTGGGGTGGGGTCAATAGTGGTTAGTGGCTGCACTTGTAAGGTCAAACCTGTTTGTGCATTAGATGAAGCCACTTGGGTGTTGATGTTGCCTGCAGCCATTGCATAACTGTTGCCTTGCATACGGCCAAAACGAGCAAACGAACCTTCAGCCTGAATAGTCAGGAAGTCAGCCTGCCCTACGCCACCTGCGTATGGGATGCCGTACTGAGCGCCAACGTCGGAAATGAAGCCAGTCCAAATAAGTTTGGTGGTTATTGACGGCGTGACGTTTCTAATTCGCAATTGCGTCCCTGAAACCAAAGCCGTGATAGGTGAGGCGTAGCCAGTGGGATAGCGCATCTCAACAGTGGCTGTGCCTGTTTTGATTTGGTCTAATTGTGAGACACGCCCTGCATTGAAGTTGAAACTTTGAACATTAGTAAGCGCCGTCCAACTAGAACCATTTGTCGAGTAGGACACTTCATAAATCTGCAGAGCCATGGCTAGTAGATGTTGCTCACACGAATAGGAACAGAACCGTTTTGCCTCATGTATGTACGCAAAGCATTTACCACGCTTTGAGGGTCGCCACCGTTGACGTTGATAGTCACACTGTTGCCACCACCCATGCCGAAGTCCGTCATGCGATCAAGAGGAATAATGGCCTCTGGGCCAGCCTCGCCCGCCGTAATAGTTGTAGCGCGTGTAACCACACCACCGTCCGCCATAAGAGTGCCCAAACCACCCACCGAGATACCAGCTGCAAGGCTCGCAAAATCAAAGCTAAAACCACCAGACGAAATAGCTGCAGGTGCAATACCGAGCTGGCTTTGAATACCCGCCAAATAAGACTGGGCAGCCGTTACACCGGCATTGTAAAACTTAGTAGCAGCGTTTTTGCCTAACTGATCAGACAAGGCAGTCATGGCCTCAGTCAAAGTGTTAGTGCGCAAAATGCCATCAGCAGAGCCAAGGATTTCCTCAGCAATCAAAGTGCCACTGTTAGTACCTGCAGCCAACACCTGCGTCAAAGCCGCCTCTGACAAGCCACCAGCGATGAGTCGATTAACTAGGACTCCAAAGTTTTTAGCCTTTTGTGCCTGTTGCTCAAGCGCGTCTAGGAAGGTTAAAGGTTTGCCAGTCACATCTAGCGCGTCTTTTAGATCAGCAACATTGTCTGCAGCCTCAGCTTGTGCCTTGCCAAAATCGAACGATTCTGTAACGGCAGAGCCCACACTTTTAGCAAAATTGTCAAAAGCGTTTTGAGCTGTTTCTAGTTTGGCTGTGGCTTTGTCAAGTTCGGCTAACAGCTGGTCTTTAATGGCCTGGGCTGCTTCTTTGGCTGCAGCCTTTGTTGCTGCTAAAGCAGCAGCATGTTTCTTGGCTGCGGCTGAGGCTTTGTCTTTGGCAACACTTGACGCGTTGGTTTTGGCTGTGTTGTCGTTCTGGGCAACTGTCAGCTCCTTGACAACTTTAGTGACGTTGCTAGTAGGAGAGTTAAGGCGCTTAAGATAGTCAGCCTGTTGGCCTACTTCTTTATTGACTAAACCAATAGCAGTTAGCAACGGCCCAAGAGCAGGAGTGTTTTTTGCTAGTACGGCAATGCCGGTGGTAATGCGCCCAAACCATTTTTTAGTTGATGTGTCAGCTGTTCCAGTGTCTGTTGTCAAATTGACAAGGACTGAGGCGTAGTCGCTAAGCACTGGGATTAGCTGCTTACCTACTGTTTCCTCAAGCTCGCCTAAAGCAATCTTTAAGGTAGTAATTTGCCCTTCAAAGGTTTGCGCGTTCTTTGTGGCAGCTCCAGCAAATGAGCCCGACAGGCTGCTAAGCACGCCGTCTAGGTCTTTGGCTTTGACAGCGTTCTGATCAAGAGGGATGCCAAGTCGAGTAAGAGCTGTGAAGTTGCCAAGTGCCGCACGTGACAATGCAGTGGTCACGCTTTCGAGGCTACGGCCTGAGCCTGCAGCCACATCTAGCCCAATTTTCAGCAAGCGCTGTGCTTGCGTAACATCGCCAGTAGCTCTCACCAATTTTGCAAGGGCTGGCCTAAGAGCGTCATCTGCCGTAGCCGTTTGGAACATAAGTGCCGTCACGGAATCCTCAACGGCAGCCACCTGCAGCTTGTTAGCGCCAACAGTGTTCTCAAGGGCAATCTTTAACTGCTCTTGGCTTTTCTGATCCTCAGCAGCTGCCTTGACCGCTTTAGTTAATCCAGCAGTAATAGCGCCGATAGCGGCAATAGCAGCAGGCCCACCGTATTTGCTTAAGGCATAGGTCGCTTTCTGGGTATTTGTCTCAAGTTGTGCAAAGGCCTTTTGGGCTTTTTTTATGCCCTTCTCATCAAAGGCCGAGACGATGTTTAAAATTACGCTCATTAAATCCTCATGGCATTGTTGGTTAGTTTCATTACTTTATTCACAAGGTCTTTGACTTGTTGCTGGACTTCGTCAGAGGCTGAGTCATAAGCCTTATAGATGATTCGCGATGGTGGCCCAAAGCGGTCTGTGAGGTTGTCAGCCATTACGCCCTTGGCCAACATATCTAGCGCGGTTGCCTGAGGCCCGAGCCACTTGATGCCGAACACGCCAAGGTTCTGTTTGAAGCCACCGGGTGCATCACGTACTTTCTTACCACTGGTAAACGCTTTAATGTTCCGACGTACTCGAGTGTCGTTCCAGCTCATGATGTCAGCGCCTGACTTGCCTTTCCATGATCGTGCCATGCCTGACAGTGGCGCATTGTTAGGCAGCATAGATTCTGCTTTGCCTAGGACTGGCTGCACAATTTTTGTAAAGTCACGGGTGATTTCGCGGCGTAGTTTCTTGTCAATCGTGTTGAGTTCTTTGAGGGCTTCTTTGAGACCTACAACTTCAATGACGTTAGGCATTACTTCTTTCGACTTTCGTTTATCATTTTGATGACTGTCGAGAGGTCATCTGTCGTGAACTCTATCTCACGTGGCCAGAAGCCTGTGGCAATAAGCACCCCCGCTAAAGAATGTCGGTAGGTGCCTCGGAGAAAGGGCGTTCTGTTTCCTCGCTCACAATGTCCAGGCTGACCAGTTTCTTAATAAAGTCGTCAAAGACGATTGGCACAACAATGCCGTGGGTTTGGCAGGCGCACCAGCAAAGGAACGCTAAGTCCTCTATGCCGATGCCGTTGGCCATCTCTGACGCTTTGGTTTTAAACTTGCGTTCCCATTGGGTAACAGACCAAAGGTTGGTTGTGACTGTAAATGGGCCTTCGCCTAGATCGGCTTTGAGCTCTAGTTTCATGTCGGGATTCCCTTTGTGTTTTAGTTAAGAAACAATGGTGGAAAGAACTCCACCGCGGAACGTAATTGAAATGGTGCTCAGCTCGCCCAAAGTTGCATCGATGACTGGAAGTTCCTCTAAATACGTACCCACTAGTTCAAATCGAGGGGCTGTCGCAGTGGCGGTAGTCAAAGCAGCGTCAGTTACTGCAACCTTGACAGTGGTAACTGTGCCAACAAGAGCTGCGAGTGTTGCGTAAGTTTCGGTGGCTGCATAGGACATATACAAATCCAATACTATTTCCTGATCGAAAAGACCAGCCACGTACGACCTTGATGTGCTGCCAAAGGCGGTGGCTTCAAGAGCTGAAGCGCGATTTCGGACGGTTGCGCTAGTGCACATATCGGTCAAATTAACACTGTTAATCATTACGCCGGGGTTTGAAAGGTATGTTGCTGAAGCCATGGTTTAATCCTCTGTAGATGTTTCTTCTGTTTTAGCAGATTTGGATGGGGTTTTGTCGGATTTGATAAAGCCACCTTCAATAAGGGCTTCAATGTTGGTGCCCTCGGAAGGCTCAAACTTGTCGCCTGGTGTGCCAATTCTTGAACTAATGATTGTGTACATTTTCTGCCTTACGCTGTCTGTGCCTGTACGGATACTACTAGGTCGTAGCAGGGATATTCTGCACCACCGATGAGATATGCAGTCGGCTGGCCGTTTAAAACAATTACTTTGCTGGAAATAACTTTGGCTGTGATGTCTAACAGCTGGCGTAGCACTGGCAGGTTGGCTGGGCCTGATCCGAGCACCTTAATTGGGAACGTCACATTGAGGATGTTGCCGTTGCCTGCAAAGGCAGTGAAAGATGGCGCGTCAATAAAGACGCAGTTAGGCACAATCTTTGTGGGGTCTGTTACGACCCTTAGACCAGAGACTGTGGCAATCTTGGCTGCCACATCATCTATGGCCTCGTTCAGCAGGTCTGTAAAGGGCACTACGCCACCTGTGGGCGATGAATGCCCAGTAACTGCTTAATGATTGGAGTCATCGCAGACACGCTCGCAGTGCCCATTCCGTCAAAGGTAGCAAAAGTATCTTGAACGCTTCCTCGAGCTCTCCACAAGGCCGCTGCATACATCAGGGTGCCAAGGGTGACATCGTGCCCAGGGGAAGTTGTCAAGCTGTCAAAATAGCCAGACTCTTGCCTGCGGCGATAACAAAAATCGTTGGCTGCGTTTCGGGCCTGAGTAGCAAGCGTGTAGTCATCTGACGGATTCAAAATTTCTACGCCCAAATATGTGACCAGCTGAGCAATGCTTATCCACGTGCAATCCTGCGTATAGGTAATCGTGCCAGCCGATGCAATGCGGCCAACATCTGTGCCGGTGCAAGCAAACAGCACCTGGTTAGGGATGCTGACATTTGCGTCAAATAACAGATCACCTTCAGTGTCTATGCCGATGTACTCATACTTGGGCATGGCATAAACAACAAACGTGCCGTTAAAGGGTGCACCAACACCAGTGACAGTGATGGATTGCCCCACCTCTATTTCAGTGTCGGTCAGTGTTTGTAGCACTGCGTAGTTGTCTAGCAGTTGCTTGAAAGTGACTGTGTATGTAGCCATCGGCGGTAGCCGCCTTTCAGACTATGAAACTGTGATTTTTTGTACTTGCTTTGCGTCAGCGACAAACAATGAGGCATAGCCGTGATAGCTCATGACTTTGCCCAATGTGGATGGTTCGTCACGTGTAAGCAATCCGCGGATGCTCTCATAGAACTCGATAGCAGCGCCACGAGCCACAACCATAGTGCCAGCCGCAAAGTTGCGGTCAGCTACAAGGTTCAAGCCAAATGGGTTGAAAGTGTTAGCCACTGTGATATTTGCAGCGCCCATTCCGTTTACTCCCATAAGTCCAGCTGCACCCACGTATGGGAACACTGGTCGCTTATCTGCGTCTAGCTGTGCGCCAAGAGCTTGCCATACGCCAGGTGCCACGAAAATGTGATCAGGCAAAAAGTTTGTGTCTAGCAAAATGTTGTATGCAGCAGTGTA